TAGCTACTCTATTATATATAGTACTAATATTTGAAATGGATCTTAGAATTTATAAAGTTCTTCAAATAAAAGTAACCTATATAATAAGGAGTTTATTATGACAGATGAAACAAAAAGTGGGCCTGAAAAGCCCGAAGAGTATAAAGAAATTTTTGCAGCTAATATCCCAGATCTCCCCTTAGAGGACTTCGAACCTGATATTGAAGCTATTGTAGACGAGATCGAAGATAAAGCCCACGGTGCTTTAACTTATGCTTTTATCGGTGCAGGGCAGGGAGGGGGAAGAATGGCAAAAGCCTTCTACGAATTAGGTTACACTAAAACACTTGCTATCAACACAGCGAAGAATGATCTAAACTTGTTAAAGATTCCTGAGGAACATAAGTTCTATATTGATCATTATGGTGATCAGGGTGCTGGCAAGGACCAAGTTAAAGCAGCCATCGCATTCGAAGCTAGGGAACAAGAGGTTTTCAATAAGTTGAAGAGCATCGTAGGTGAGAATGTAGATCGCATTGTTATCTGCGCTGGCATCGCTGGAGGTTCTGGTGGTGGGTCTGTCGTTCCTTTAATCAAGCTGTGTAAAAAGTATTTCACTTATGTAGGGAAAGAAGGAGATGCATCTGAGAGAATTGGAGTTATTGCTTCTCTCCCAACTACTGGTGAGTCTGCTTCTCCTGTTGTGGCTAAGAACGCTTATAACCGTATGAAGCAACTTTGTGCAATGGCTAAGGAAAAGAAGTTCTCACCCCTTATCATTGTTGATAATCAAAAGATTAAGAAGCTTTATCCTAAGCTTACTGTAAAGGCTTTCTGGCCTACAATTAACAATACCGTTGCTGGCTTGTTCCATATATTTAATGTCCTAGCAACTCAGAACTCTGATTATACTTCCTTTGACCCACAAGACTATGACAGTGTGATGAAGTCTTCTGGTTGTATGATTATGGGTGTCACGGCTGTTAAGGATTTTGAGAGCGAGACAGGGGTTTCTACGGCTCTCAAGGCCAATCTAGAAACAACCCTACTAGCTGAGGGCTTTGACCTCAAGACCGCTACAGCGGCCGCTGGGGTGGTCGTAGGGGGGACCAAAATCTTTGAAGAGACTGCTGGTTTGATGGACAACCTTGAACACGCCTTCTCTACTCTGGCAGCTATTACTGGCAACGCTATGGTTCACCGAGGCATCTACGAAGATCCTAGGAAGGATAAGCTAGTTGTTTATACTCTTATTGGTGGTCTTGATGCTCCCCAGAAACGCTTGGAAGATCTTACCAAGTTTATGAAGCTTGATCCTTACGGGGACGAATAATGGAAATTAATATCAATAAGGGCCAGATCATTACTACAGTATGCCTAGCTGTGGCTGGGTGGTTTACTATGGAAACTTATTCTCACGCACAACGCCTTAGTGCTTTGGAAGAAGATAAGAGTATTCATCTGCGCCAAGATAAGGAGCTACAAGAAATTCGTAAGTGTATTCAGGACATGACCATTCTTTTCTTTCAGGAGGGGGAGGATGAACTTATTCCTTCTTACGAGAATGCTAACCCCGATGCGGGTTTCTCTGCCGCGCAAACTGATTTAAGAAATTTGCGAGAACGCAAAGGTAAGTAAAAAAAATTCGGAGCCCTTACGGGTTAGTGACTCCTATATAATAATGAGGTAGAGCTATGAAATTTTTCAAAAAACTTATACTAATTGAGAAACACAATCGGAAAGGTGGGGTGTGAGGTATTTAAATGGAAGAGCCAGTAGACAGTCTAGTTTATTCGAAAAGGTTACGCAAACCTAAAGGAGAGATAACACTCTTTAACGATAGTGCTAAATTTATTCGGCTCCCTGTGCCTCCCATTAATTCTAGTTTAGCTACAGCAAAAGATATATTGACAGTGCAGGGAGCCACTTATTTATGCGGGGATGGTATGAAAAAAAGTGTGCGTAAGCATGATAAAGATCCTGCATTCGCAATTAAAACATACCTAACTTTGTTTGGGATTAAGTATGATAAACAGTTTATTGACAAGGTGCTGAAGGAGAGTGCCATAATCATTAGTACTTTAAAGAATTCATACAATAGACCTAGACCTCAACAATTAGCTCCTTATTTTGGAGTCGAGTTTGAAGTTCTTTGGAGTAGAACTAATAATAGTCCCTCCTACCCAAGCGGGCACTCTACCCAATCTAGACTGATCGCTGAAATTTATGCAAACAAATACCCAGAACACAAACTTAATTTAATTAAAGCAGCAGAAGAATGTGGGGGAGGTAGGATAATGGCGGGATTTCATTACCCTACAGACCACAAAGCAGGAGTGTACCTTGCAAAACGACTTTTTAAATCCCTCAAAGGAACAAAAGCTGTTACTTATGATCTATCAATTGATCTCACAACTAATAAAGGAGAAAAATAATGCCTCTCAAACGATTCATGCTTCCCAGAGTTGCGCGTTGCAGTAACGGTTGCTGACTATACCCTCTCATCATGTAGGGCTAATGCCCAACTGATTGCATAAAGCAACCAACATGATGAGAGGGATAAAAAGCCATCAAGAAGGAAGTTTCCTGTAATACTTTTCCAAGTAAGACTAAGCAAACTTCCTGTCCAGAAACCAAGACATAAAGGGCAGCAGACTAGATCACCTAATAACGGGTGTAAGTCTGCTGCCTTTTCTCTAAAGGTCTTGAAGATCTTCCCGTGCGTAATAGCAAAGGTTATTCCAAAGCTTACTAGTATCCACTCAATCATATTGACAACGGAAGGGTAGTGTTAGCGATAAACGCTTTTCTATTCTTATGCCAAGAATCTCTGCCCACTAATTCCCCATTAGACATATGAATTAAGTCTACGGGGACGGCATAATTAGTATACCCTTTTTTGTGAGCGGTACTTGTGTAGTGAAGGTCATAAAAATCCCAAGGTCCTTCGAAGTAATCAGGTTTTTGTAATCCTACATCTACCCATACTTCTTTTCGTGCAGCTAGAAATAAACCATCTAAAACTACTACTGGTCCGTAAGGTCCGTACTCAGTATCCTCGATACGAACTTGATCGGGTTTGTGCGTATGTGGGGGAAACTTCACTATGGTTTTATGTTTAACCATACCTCTATGATACCCCGCAGCCCAGTGGTCCTGATTCCACCACACGGAATCCTCACCTAGTAAAGTGGTCCCTGCTGGCCCAACGATGCCTGTTGTTTTTTTAACGCATGTGCTTAGAGCGGCAATGAACTGTGTATGATTAGAGAGGATCTGTAGATCATCATGACAGAAAATGATAATATCCTCATCCTTAGCAGTACAGAGCTTTAATCCTCTCTCATAGGCTTCAAATATAGAAGACTGCTTTGCCAAGAGTTTAACTTCCACCCCATAGCTAGATAAGGTGTTAACAAGAGCCTTAGTTATTATCGGCAATTTAACATCCCTAGTACATATAATAGCGAACATCTTCATGTACTATAATAGAGTGTCTTATGGATAAATCAGAACTACTTAACGAATTTGCTAAATGTAAAGAGGACCCTGTATACTTTATTTCAAATTATATAAAGGTCACTCATCCTGTGAGAGGTCTAGTTCCGTTTAAGCTCTACCCCTTTCAAGTAGATGTGCTAGAGGCTGTTAAAACCCATAGATTCAATGTATTGCGTAAATTCAGACAGGCAGGAGCTACTACTATTGCAGCAGGTTTATCCTTATGGACAGCCATTTTTCAAAAGCATAAACAGATTGTAATTTTATCTAAAGGAGATGCCGAGTCTACTGAGATTCTTGATAGAATCAAACTAATGTATGATGAACTTCCTACTTTTCTTAGACCTAAGATTGTGGAGGACAATAAGCACACTCTAAAACTCTCCACAGGGTCCACCATTAAATCTCGCCCATCTGGTAAGCAGTCGGGACGCTCACTAGCAGGATCACTCCTCATTATTGACGAGGCTGCTTTCATTGAAAATATTGATACTATCTGGGCTGCTGTATACCCAATTATCTCTACAGGAGGTCGTGCTTTTGTCTTATCTACCGTTAATGGTATTGGTAATTGGTATTATGATGTGTACCACAAAGCTTTAGCTGGGGAGAATTCTTTTAATGCTATTGATATTAATTGGGAATCCCACCCAGAGTATAAGCGAATGGAGGGCTTTGAAGATCTATACACAGAGTTAGAGAAGAGGGGTCTATATGTGGATCAATGGGAAACAACTACCAAAAGGAACATGCCTTTAAAGCAATGGCTACAGGAGTATGAGTGCGAGTTTCTGGGTACGGGTGAAACCTATTTAGAGGGCTATCTTCTAAGGCGATTGGTAGAAGAGGTTAATACGGATTATTGGATCAAATACAATAACAAAATGCGGGTGTGGAAAGAGCCTACCGCAGAGCATGAATATGTTATTGGAGTAGATGTTAGCTTAGGAAGAGATAGAGATTACTCTGCTTTTCATATTTTTAATGCTTATACGGGAGAGCAAGTAGCCGAGTTTTATTCTAACAAAACCCCGATTAATGACCTTGCTCAAATTTTGTATACGGAAGCTAATCTATATAATAATGCCCATGTAATCATTGAGAGAAACACAATTGGGAATAACTTGATAGACTGGATGTTTAATGTTTTGGAATACGATAACCTTTGGATAGATGATAAAAATGATTTTGGCGTACAAATCACTACTAGAAATCGAGAGGAGTTTTTAGCAAGGATGGAGGAGTATATTAGGAACAACTACTTGAAGATAAATTCAAAACGAACCGTAGATGAGCTTTTAACCTTTATTGTAGATGCTAATGGTAAGATTACAGCAGATGAGGGAAAACATGATGATTTAATTATGAGTCTTTCTATAGCGGTATCTTTACTACATACTTTAGCAGATCACGCGCCTTTAGAGATGGCACAGAATACAGAAGAAAAAGAGCGAAAACCCTTAGAACCCGTAAGGACTTCGAACCACGAAAGTATAGATGAGGATATAAAATGGCTGATGAGTTAAACAAAAATGGTAAGTTAGATGAAAGTTCTATTGGTTACACTAAGTTTGGTGCTGGTGGTCCTGATGATCGTCTTGGTCCTTATTTCTATCCCACAGGAAGATTAGGACAGTTTTTAGCTAGATTCTTCGCCACTAAAGCAGCCCCCTTTATGCACAAGCAAGGGGATGAAGGTCCCACTCCTCAAGCTCTCCTTGCTGGTGATACCGTTCAGAACTCTGATATAGTTCAACCTGATCGTCTTCCTGCCGTTGGAACCCTTAGCCGCACCTCTCTCCAACTACCTGAACTAGAGCGTACCCGTAGAGAGAGGTATAGGAAGTTCGAAGAGATGGATGACTATCCCGAGATTGGAACTGCCTTTGATATCTATGCTGATGATGCTACTCAAAAGAGTTTAAGAGGGGGTAGATGGACAATTCAAAGTAAAGAGCAGTTAGTTGTAGATGAGATTACTAAGCTCTTTGAAACCCTTAGTCTGGACAGGCATTATTGGGATATTATCCGTAATACTTGTAAGTATGGGGATTGTTTTATGGAAACTATCATAGATATTAATAATCCAAGAAAGGGTCTCCAGAGAATAAAGGTTTTAAATCCTAATTTTATTATTAGAGTAGAAAATGAGTATGGCTACCTAACTGATTTCCTACAAGAAATCCCTGAGGCTAACGACTGGACAGCATATGGAAGTGCCGCTGACCAGATGACTGGGACTGCTTATATTACTTTAGACAGAAACCAACTCATCCACTTTAGACTTCGAACCTCTGACCCTATGTATTACCCTTATGGAAAGTCTATTGCAGCAACGGCTGTTCGGGTATTCCGTTCTTTGAAGCTTATGGAAGATGCGATGTTAATCTACCGTTTGGCTAGGGCTCCTGAGCGTAGAATTTTCTATATTGATGTTGCTAATATGCCAGCCACTAAGGCTGAGATGTATATCGAAAAGGTGAAGGAGAAATTTAAGAAAGAAAAGTATTATGATTCCAATGCAGGAACCATTGATGCTCGTTATAACCCCTTAAGTGCAGATGAAGATTTCTTTGTTCCCACTAGAGGAAACCAAGGAACCAAGATCGAGACTCTTCCTGGAGCCCAAAATTTGGGTGAGGTAGATGATGTTCGTTACTTCCGTGACAAGCTTCTTGCTGCTCTTAAGGTTCCTAAGGATTATATTGTGGAGAAGGACAAGTCTCCTGAGCGTAAGGCTAACCTATCCCAGCTTGATGCTAAGTTTGCTAGGGTTATTGGGCGAGTTCAACAGCAAGTTGAAATAGGCTTAGAACAAATTGCTAAGAGGCATATGGCATTGGTGGGTTATCCCGCTAGTTTAATTAAAGACTTAAAGATCATTCTTCCTGATCCTAGTGATGTTTTTACTAAGCGTAAAATGGAAATTGATGAGCAAAAAGCTAGAGTTATTCAAGCTGTTGTTGGTACAGGGCTATTCCCTAAATCTACGATCTATAAGGAATTCTATGATATGACTGATCAAGAAATTGAACATACTTTAGAGGAACTTAAGAAAGAGAAGGAAGAGGAAGCTGCTAACGAAGCCGCTGCGATGCAAGGTCAAGAAGATATGGCTCAAAGTGGCAAAGATCAAGATATGGACCGAGAGCAACAGGGTAAGGACGCTGATGCTGGTCGAGATGAGGGTGGAAAACAGGCTGACCACGAACGACAAATGGAAGTAGAAAAGAAAAAGCCTAAAAAGGAAAGCGTAGTCTTTTTAAATAGGTTAAAGAACCGAATTATTGCTGAGTCTGGGACTGGGCATAAAAAACTAGCCTCTCTTGAGAGGATTATCACTAGAAATGTGCAAAATCATCAAAAAAATAGTTAATTAGGCTCACTATATAACAATAGCCTGTAATAAACAAGGAGTTAGACAATGTTCGATCATTTATTCGAAAACAGAAATACCACAGTAACAAATTTACTTAAACTAGGCGACTGTCTTGGTCGTTCTTTAAGAGAAAATGTAGAATTATTTTCTATTGATAGTGAAAACAAGAGAGTTGCGTTCTTAACCGAGAACGGAAAAGTTCTATCAGGAGAATATAATTTAAAAGGAGATATTAATCTCACTAATCTAAGAATTCAAAGTTCTGATATCTTCGCAGATAATGAAACTTTTGATTCCTTTGTTACTGAGAAAGTCTCAACTTTTGTAGGCAAGCTCAACTCTAACGAGTATGAAACCGCTGACGATAGTTTTACTAATCTCTTATCTCTTTGGGAAAACAGACTTAAGTTTGAAAATGTTAAAAAGAGGCTTCAAGAAAAGGCTGCGGTTTTCTCCCAAGATCAAACCATTGTTGAAACTCAGGAATTTCAACGCTTTCTTGAGATGATGCCGCAGTTCCTAGACTTTCTATCTGAAAATAAACAAAATATTGAACAAGTAAAAGAAATCGAACATGCAATTAAACTTTCTAACGCCGTTTCTAAGGCATTTGATTTCCCAAAACTTTCGTATGATGCTTTACAAGAACAGGGTAGCTACAAGATCTCCAAGGGACCTAATAAAAGCGTCTACGAGTTAATCTGTAAACAAGAATTAGTACGAAAAGAACTTTTAGAATCCAAAAAGAGTTTTGAAGATGTTTGGGCGACTAACCCCAGCATTCGTAAGCTTGCTAGTCATATTTTTGAAGACTCTGAAGAAATAGTATTAGAAGCCTTAGTTGATGCTGTTGTAGAAGTTCCTTTCTTAGCTCTCACTACTAAGAAGCAACTGTTTGAATCCCTCGGAAGCTCCTTCGGTATCTCCGATGATACAGCTATTTCTGATAAGGAAATTAAAGGCTATGCTTCTAAGCTTTTTGAGATGAAGAAGCCACTAAAATCTGTAATTTTAGAACTTCTTAATACTAAGTATGGTATTAATGTTCAAAATCTTAGAGAGAGTGCCACTTTTGAAGGGTTAGCACAGACACAAGTAGTTATTTTTGAAGCTCTTATGCGGTTAGCTCCTAAGGGAAGCATTATTAAAGAGTGTTTATCCGATTTAAGCAAGATGCTTAAGACCAAGAACGGGGTAGAAATCATTGATGTTAATGATCTACTACAAGAATGCTTTGAAGGCTGTGATTATTCAGACTTCACCTTTGATTTTTCCCTGTCTGAGGGGATTTCTTTTAATACCCTTCTTACAACTGAAGTAAGTACTAATGATCTTTTAGAAAAGGCCAAAGAGAAGATGCTTTTAGATAAAGATAAATATAAACCTGTTGATGACGATGAAGATAATCTTAGCCCAGAACAAAAAGATGGGAAGGCTGCCGCAGAAAAGGGCGAAGTGGACCCAGAAAACGAAACAGAGGATGAAGATGACTCTATAAAGGCAGCTAAAAAAAGAAACCCTAAGCCAGAAAAGAAGCATGAGGAAGCTGGTGAAGCTCCTTTTCAAAAGGCAGAGACAGAAACCGCCCCTGAGGGCGGCGATGAAGAACCTCCACCCGAAGGGGAACCTTCTGCGGAAGCACCCAAGAAGGGCCTTACTAAAGATGAATTTATGGATGCTTTAAAAGACATGGATGAACTTTTAGCAGGTATGGCTTCCGAAGAAGAATCAGAAGAAATAGATCACGCTGAAGGTGACGAAACGGAGGCTTAACTCTAAATGACAACGGGCTGCACACTAGGGTTTATCCCTCTAATTCTATCTTCTGTAGAGGGGCAATGTGAAATTGTTGAACTACCAGATGGAGAATGTCTATGTGTAGATATATGTCAGGGAAGTGTAGGGGGAACAGGACCTCAAGGGCCTCAAGGGTTTGACGGGGCGCAAGGGATTCAAGGAACTCAAGGGTCTCAAGGGTATGACGGGCCTCCAGGGCCTCAAGGGCCTACAGGGTATCAAGGGCTTCCAGGCATTAAGGGCGCTACAGGAACCCCCTTGGGTATTATTCTGGAGTTTGATGATGCGGTTGCTGGGGGAGTCTCTGGTAGTTTAATATCTTTTAATAGTGTTGATTCGACTGGTGTTAGTGAAGTTTGGGTAGATAATTTTAGTAAGGCTGGTCAAGATCTTACTAATTGGATTAATTCATGGTATACAGGGTGGCCTGGACCTACAGGGTATGGCCCTTATGGGGTATTAACTGTACAGTCTACTCTTAATTCTGATGCTTTATTTAACTTTAATATAACTGGTATAACATATGTAAATGCTGGTGGTCTTACTTATTTTAAATTAGCTTGTGATGCTCTATATTATCCTGGGGCTGAAATTGTCAACTTTTTAACTGATGGTGATGATGTAGCTATAACTTTTTCAAAAGATGGGCCTCCAGGGCCTCAAGGGTTTGACGGGGCGCAAGGGATTCAAGGAACTCAAGGGTCTCAAGGGCATCGAGGGGATCCAGGGTTTCAAGGGGCTCAAGGGATTCAAGGGCATCAAGGGTATCAAGGGTATGACGGGGATGTAGGGCCTCAAGGGCCTACAGGGTTTGACGGGGCTGAGGGCATTAAGGGTTCTACAGGGATTCCCTTGGGTACTATTATGGATTATGTAGAGTCTGCTACTGGGGGAACTGCTGATGGTAAGTTGTCTTTTAATAATATAGACTCGGCTGATATTTCAGAAGTTTGGTTAGATGATGAAAGTAAATATAATCAACCTCTTAGGGATTGGATTGATTCCTGGTATTCAGGGTTTCCAGGGGCTACAGGGTATGGCCCTTATGGGGTATTAAATGTACACTCTACTGAGGCTGCTGATGTTTTATTTAGCTTTAAGATAACTGATATATTTGACAGGACAACCTACTATAGATTAGGGTGTGAGCCTCTGTCTTATCCTGGTAATACTGTCACAGACTTTTTAACTAATGATGATGATGTAGCTATAACTTTTTCAAGATATGGGCCTCCAGGGCCTCAAGGGTTTCAAGGGTTTGACGGGGCTCAAGGGATTCAAGGGCATCAAGGGCCTGGGGGGCCTAAAGGGTTTCAAGGGTATGACGGGCCTATTGGGACTATTGGGCCTACTGGGCCTGAGGGGCCTGAGGGGCCTCAAGGCCCTATAGGGTATGCTGGGGCTGTTGGGCCTATAGGGCCTATAGGGTATTCTGGGCCTGAGGGGCCTGATGGGCCTCCAGGGCCTCAAGGGGTTACAGGGCCTCAAGGGCATCAAGGGTATCAAGGAACTCAAGGTTCTCAAGGGTCTCAAGGGGAGCAAGGGTTTCAAGGGTATCAAGGGTATCAAGGGAATCAAGGGATTCAAGGGCATGAAGGGCCTATAGGGCCTGACGGGATTAGAGGGTTTCAAGGGGCTCAAGGGATTATGGGGCATGACGGGGCTGAGGGGCCTGAGGGGCCTGAGGGGCCTCAAGGCCCTATAGGGTATGCTGGGGCTGTTGGGCCTATAGGGCCTCAAGGGTATGACGGGACTGATGGGCCTGATGGGCCTCCAGGGCCTCAAGGGGTTACAGGGCCTCAAGGGTATCAAGGAACTCAAGGTTCTCAAGGGTCTCAAGGGTCTCAAGGGGAGCAAGGGTTTCAAGGGTATCAAGGGTATCAAGGGATTCAAGGGCATGAAGGGGAGAAAGGATCTCCCTTGGGTATCATTATGACTTTTGATGAAGCGGTTAATGGGGGAACTGCTGATGGTAAGTTGTCTTTTAATGATGAACACACTACTCCAATTTCAGAAGTTTGGATAGATTCTCATAGTAAGAGTCTACAACCTCTTACTACTTGGATTCAGTCATGGTATTCAGGGTATCCAGGGGCTACAGGGCAAGGCCCCTATGGGGTATTAAGTGTACAATCTACTGTTACTTCTAATACTTTATATACCTTTAAGGTAACTGGTATAAATGCCCTTACTTCTTATTATGTGATAGATTGTGACCCTGTATATTTTCCTGGGGAGGTTGTTGCCGACTTTTTATCTGATGGTGATGATGTAGCTATTTCTTTTACAAGATATGGGCCTCCAGGAGGCCCTCAAGGGGCTCAAGGGTCTCAAGGGCAAGGGGCTCAAGGGGCTCAAGGGACTGATGGGCCTCAAGGGGCTCAAGGGTTTCAAGGGGCTCAAGGGCAAGGGGCTCAAGGGGCTCAAGGGACTGATGGGCCTCCTGGACCTGCTGGGGCTACAGGTTTAACTGCTTTAGCTATCGAAGCGCGGGACGCGCTGTGGGCGAGAAATACGACTACGGGGGGTATGATCAGTGAAACTGGTTGTTATCCCTTCTTGGGATCTTTAAATAATCCAAACTCGGGTGGGGGTGGAACGGGGACTGATGAGGATGGAAATGCCGATGGATATGGATTAAGCTTCTTTGAGGGTGTTACTTGGAGTTATGGGGGTGACGGGGGAGAGGCGGGGACTGGTGCATGGAAACCTACCCCTCCAATCTTCTCCCGCTGGAACGATACAACCGCCATTATGAATGCGGCGTGGCGGGAGATGAGTTGGGAAGACGGGGAAATGGGGGCTTCACTAATTACCACACTTGAAAGTGATGTGACCATTAAGGCTACAGGATTAGGCTCTATTCAGGCTGATCAAATTTCCCTAGCATCGGGAGGGTATACTGCTGTTGCGAATGTTCCCCTTAGTGAGTGGTCTGCTTCTGATCTTGATATAACTGGAAAGTACCTTACTACTACCAATCTATTGGTAAAAGCAGACTCTCTTACAGTAGGAGATGCTTGTCCTGTTCCTCTTCCGTTCTGCTATATGGCCCTAAGTGCGGCTGATGTAGCATCCTCTGATGAGAAGGCATTAGGCTACTCAAATGTTCCTACTACAATAGAGTCTAATATTAGTGACTTTGTATGGGATGATACTGCTAAGAATTGGATAGTAAAAATAGCAGGTACTTATCGAGTCATAGGGGCAGTAATATTAGAGGGAGGATCCTCTTTAGTAAATCTAAATGTTAATCTAGAGGGGGTTTCCATTCTAACTGGAGCCCCTAGAGTCCACTCCTCTGTTGATCCTCTAGAACACACAATTATGGCTGTATTCACAGCCGCAGCAGATGATGTGGTAAATATTACCTATGAAGCTACTGCTGCTTCTACCGTAAAAGCTATTATAGGCTCTACCTTCTTCATGGAAAGATTAAAATAATGACTACTGAAACTACGAAAAGATACACTATATCAAAAGAAACTTTAATGCCCTTAGGAATGGTAATAACTCTCTGTGCCGCTGTGGTGTGGATAAGCTCTCAACTCAATAACATCAACCATAAGCTTGATATTATTGAAAATGCTATGGAGGACCAATGGACAAGCCGCGATATGGAAAATTGGGGTTTACGCTTGAAAATGCAGAATCCTACTATTGAGATTCCGGGGCTGGAGATTCCCTTAAAAAATAATTAATCGACAATATGAGCTTGCTTCATTAGACGGATTACTCGTTGAGTATAGGTTCGTCTAAAATTATTGAGAGTATTAACCATATTCTCTAGTTTTATTACTCCGTCTGAGCTTACATCATCCGAAGTTAAAAAATGTCCTAATTCAGCATGGAGCCAATTAAGGTCAGCTAGTTCTGAAGTGTTCAACTTACTTCTAAGTTCTTCAATCTCTTGTGGGTTTTTCATAGTGTTATAACCTCATGGCCCTCTTTCTTGTAATGACGCTTTCTTGCGTTAGAATGTTCTCTTAGATACTTTTCTTTATCTAAGAAATCATAGATAAAAACTTTCTCTTTTGATTCGTGTCGGCGTAAAGCTCTACCTAGAGCTTGCAGGGTTGCTATTTCAGACTTCATTCCTCTGGCGTTAATGAAATGTGTGATTTCTTCAATGTTAATACCTGTTTGGAGGATTTTAGTGCCAATGAGGGTACTAGTTCCTCTATGTCTGAGGAAGTTAGATATACTTTTATACCTTTCTCCGAGGGAGTCTTCACCCTGTAAAAACTGTACTTCCCCGTCTCCAAGCAAGACCTCCAAGGCTCTTCCATGATCAAGTGATTTGGTAAGTATAAGTATGCGAGATCGCTCGCTGGTTCGTCTAATTTCATTTACAATCTCCTTAATAATATTGTTTCGTGATTCGTTATTTACTATGTAGTCCTCATATACCTCAGGGTAGGCTAACTCTTCGTCTGCTCCGCTGGCAGTATAGGGTCTATCTATTCGCTGTATAAG